CCGCGCCGCGGTCTTGCGCCCCTGGGTTTGCCCGCTGCCGATGCCGTAGCCGTTGCCGTTGCCGCTGCCGTTGCCTCTGCCGTAGCCGTTGCCGCTGCCGTTGCCGTTGCCGTCGCCGTTGCCGCTGCCGTTGCCGATGCTGTGAGATTTATCTAAGTAGCTCATGATTGAGCAACCTCATTCGCAGTACGAATTGATTCGGCTGCGTTGCCTGTTACTGGGATAATCTCAATCGCTTCAAGCCAGACGGAAGCAAGTTCGCCGCAAATCTTGCTATCTTCTTGCTTGATGCCGTGTCGTGCGACACCTGACAGGCTGATTGATTCTTTCGCCCACCATTCATACATGCGGCGCGCTTTAGTCAAAATCACTTCATTGCCTGCTTTTTGCTTCAACACGCCGAACCAAACGCCTGCTGAATAGGTGCGAATAATCACTTCTTTGCCGATGGCGAAATCATTGATTCCCTTTGCCTCTGTAACCGTTACCGGCTGCAATGGTTCTTCTTCTGCCTGTTGCTTGCTTTCAATGCCTGCCAAAACATTTGCAAGCATCATCAGCAAATCATAAGGGCTATTCATTTCAAATTTCTGTACTTCCATTTTGTATTTCCTTGTGTATCAAGTGTTTAAAAAAAATTAGCGTCATAGGCCTTTATCTTTTAGGCGGCCTCTACCTGTAACCGTTTGTTCGATTTCCCCCATGCCTATCCATGTCTTGCTATCGGCTTCTGCCTACCTGAAGGGCGGTTACTACGTTTCCTGATTTTTAAAGAACGATGTAAAACTCTTTATTGAGGCCGCCTCGCTTGAAGCGGCTTGGGTAAAGTTTCTTACTTAGACGCGCTCGATGAAATTCCATTTATCGGCTTTCCGTGCAGCAGCGCATGAATCGTAGTAGTTGGCGCCATATTCTTCTTCCCCACCGTCCAACCATAAAATCAGGTGTTTTCTAGCTTTGCCGCGTCCTTGTGCAAAGATTCGACCTACAGTGCTTTCTTGGTTTGTATTCCAGTCATTAATTCTCATGATGTTGGCAACGTGTTTCATTTTTAGCTCCTAGAGTTAGTGTGTTTTGCTTCGATGGGTGTATTATAGCAAAGCTAAACAGAATGTAAATAGCAATGCTAAGAAATTTTGCTATATTTTTGCTATATGTTGATTTCAAAGAGAATTTATTTTTGCTATCTGAAAAACACTTCGGCGAACGCCTGCGAATTTGAAAGAACGGGAAAAGAAAACCGCCCATGTAGGCGGTAAATGTGAAGCAAATAACGGTATAACCCCTATCGAAAGGGGGTAAACCCCTATCAAGGGGCAAAAATAAAGCCCGCACGAGGCGGGCTGAATAAGGATAAATCTATGAAGACAGGCGTTTATTATACCTGATTACTTGTCCTTACTTAGGTTTTTATCGTGTTTTTCAAGGGCGCGTTTTGTCTGCTTGATTCCGGTTCTGACCTTGTTAATCTTTTCATCAGACAATTTGAGGTCTTCCGGCAATGTGCCTGACGTTTGAATCATCACATTGCGGACTGAGCGTCCCACTTCTTCGGCGGCTCGTTCTAACGGCTTTTGTCCCTGTATGTTCTGATTGCGTATCTTTTCCTCTGTCTGCGTGATTCTGAACGTATTGGCCGCCAATTCGACAGGGTTCATGAAGTCCAGCAATGAGCCTTTCAGGTCGCCTACGCCCTTATAGTTTTTCAGTTTGTTTATGTTCATGTTGTACAAGCCGCGATACCCGGCATTTTGGAATAAGCCATATTCTTCTACGCCGTGTCTATGGGCAAGGTGGTTTAATGTCTTTTCGCGGTCGGTAATATCGCCGCGCAAGAAAACGCGGTTTACATCGTCAGCGTCTCGGAATGTCGCGTTAATTTCTTCCGCCAGCTTGGCAAAATAGGCTTGCGCCGCCGCCACGCGCGGATTGCTGATATTTCCATTCATCACGGTTAAGTAACAGGCAAACCGTGTCAATTTAATATCATTTTCGCAATTATGTGAAGCCGTCTGAATAAAGTTTTCAGTGATCGGAATATCCAACTGAAAGCAGACGGAATGGGCGCGGTTGATTGCTTTTAAAATTGCCTGCATATCATTGTAGCCAAGCATCATCGCCAAGTCTGAAGCATACCAAAATGTGTTGTCATCGGCTTGGGCAAAGCTGTCAAATTCTACTGTTGATTGAGGGGAAAAGACGGCAAGCTGGTGTGTCATATCGCAATTAAATTTAGTCATTTTTTAAGCTCTTATTTTACCATAAAATATTGTTTTATAATGATGATTTACACTTCCATCAAGGCGGGGGAAAGCCCGCATTGCGCGGGCTATGTTTAGATAACTGGTAGGTAGCAACATCGGCAACCTGATTTGTGCGTACATTGTGCATGGGGCAAAACAGGGGCTTCAGACGACCTGTATGTCTTGCCGCTTTGCGATTTACAAAACTTGCAACTATCAGGGCAGCCTAAAATCTCAACCTTTTCATACTGTTTAAGCTCTTGCCGTGATTTCGCGCGGAACTGCAACATCAACGGCGCAGCAGAATCAACAAGGCTACATGACGAAAACTCATGATAATAAAGCCATTTAGGGATTTTGCTTAATCCCCAAACAAAGTTAAACGCGGCAATAATACGCGCGGCATTTAAATCTTCATCGCTTATTCCGTCCAGTATCTCTAGGGTTTCTGAAAATATAGACTCCAAGATTTCAACATCTGACGGCTGAGGGTATCGCGCCCAGTATTCTTGAGGGGATACCCCCGAAAACAGCCCGCGCGGTTGCGGTTGTGATAATTCATAATCAGCAACCGTTCGGCACGCCGCCGATACGTCGCCTGATCGGATTTGCTGCAAACTGAGTCTGTATGCTTCGTCTCTATCCATCATGCAATCACACTCCACCAAAACACACGACCGATGATGTTAATTTCATCTGCGTCGGCTTCTTCATCTGGGTAGACTTCGGAATTGTAGCTTTTGATTCGGATTTTGTTATCAGGCAGTTTTTGCAGGATTTTTGTCCGCAATAACCCGCCGTGATTGACGGCGTAGATTTTGCCGTCCTTGATGACCTTGTCTGCGGTATTGATGCCGAGTGTCGCGCCGTCGGGAAATACCGGCTCCATACTGTCGCCGTCCGCGCAAACGCAAACCACATCGGCGGGATTTATACCGTGCCGTCTAAGCGTTGATTTTGAGAAGCGCAGTTTGTAGCCATTGTAGTCCGCAATGTCGTCTGAAAATCCATTCCCCGCCGATAGGTGTATATCTTTGTAGAACGGGACTTCACAATCATCAGCCGATAGCGGCGTCTTGCTGTCCCAAACGTCCAACGTGCCAATTACGGTAGCGTTTGATTCAGGTTGTCTAAATTCCTCTTTGCTATCAAGCCACCCACGCGGCAGGGATAGCACGTCCTCAATTTGAGCCGCCGCGCCATTGCCTATATTCCGATAACCGTTAAGCCACTGATTGACTTGTGCCGGTGCTTTTTCTATGGCTCGGGCAAACTCTGCCTGACTGCCATTAAACCGTCTTTCAATCAATTCTTTCACTTTATCAAGTCTGCTCATTTCTTACTCCCAGCTAAATCAATTGTTTATATTTTAAAGCAACGCTATATATAACAATGCTACTATTTTGCTTGCTTTTTGAAAATAGCTTTGCTAAACTGTCGCTACGTTGAATATAGCAAGGTTGAAATATGAACTTAATTGAATATTGCGCTATTCGCGGGAATCAATCTTACTTAGCAAAAAAGACTGGTATTGCACCAGCATTTATTAATCAGATTGCGCGAGGCGTCAGAAGTGTGCCGGTTCAGTCAGCGGCAGCGATTGAAAAGGCTACAAACGGGGCAGTAACACGGCAAGAGATGTTTCCAGACACTTGGAAAGAGATTTGGCCGGAACTGAAAAGGAAAACCCCACGCAGGAACGTGGGGCAGGGTTGAGGCGCGAGGCCTGCAACAAAAGGAGTAAACATGATAGACCAAACGGAAACGCAATGCAAGCGGATTGTCGATTATATCCGCGCAAATGGGCATATCACATCGTTAGTTGCGTATAAAGAGCTAGGAGTTACTCAGTTATGCGCTCGAATCTTTGATTTAGAAAGTCTCGGTTTTATTTTCAATAAACCGCGATTCAAGGTTGGAAATTGTAAGAATCCGATTACTCACTATTCGATTGCCAAGTCTGGGATTGAGCTGTGGAACATGGAAGAGGAGGAATGGGAAGAGGAGGAATGGGAATGACGATTGATAGATTTATCCCAAACAGTTTTCAGATTGCAAACTCGGTTATCGATGAATACCTGTCGCAAATGAGCGGGAACGCCCTTAAATGCTACATCTTGATTGTTCGAAAAACAAGGGGATGGCAGAAAACGCATGACAGCCTTTCCATTTCTCAGATTCAAAAATTTACCGGAATCAGGAAAGAAGAAACGGTTCAGAAAGCTATTAACGAGCTGGTCGATTTAGGGCTGATTGGCAAGCAAAGCAGAATTGGTTTACCGAACGAATATTTTTTAATTCCAGACCCCAAAAAAGGGGTAACACCACCCCCGAAAAATGGGGCACCCCCTGAAAACGGGGTACCCCCGAAAAAAGGGGTAACACCACCCCCGAAAATGGGGGTAGGACCACCCCCGAAAATGGGGGGTCACATAAATACAAAAAACAAAAAACAAATATCTACTAACGTAGATATTAATACAGCGCCCGAAAAAACAGCGAAAAAACAGACCAAGCACGAAGCCGATTTATCACTGTTGGCAGAGCATGGGATAACAGGGCAAATCGCTGAAGACTTTTTGACAATTCGCAAGGCTAAACGCCAACCGCTGACAGAAACGGCTATGCGCCTGATTGCAAGCGAGGCTCAAAAAGTCGGTATGACGGCATTTCAGGCAGTGATGTTTTCCATTGGCAACGGCTGGGGAAGTTTCCGCGCTGATTGGGTCAGGAATAAAACCTTTGGCAAACAGTCCGGCGGAAATGGTGGCTTAACCCACAACATGACGGCTGATGTACTGGACGGCAAAGTATACGGCGATCAGCCGACAACAGATTTCTAAGGGTGGGGATATGGCTTTGAAAAGTACCGCCGATTTTTTAAAAAACTATGGCAACGCCAAAACGGAAACACGCAAATGCACGGAGCATGGTCAGTATTTGGCGAAAAGTGTTTTCCGCAATGTTTGGACTGGTTGCCCGATTTGCGGAAAGCTGAAAGCGGCAAAAGAAGCTGTTGAATATGCTGAACGCCTTGTTAGTGAGTTAAAGCAAGATGAAATGTCAAAACGCATTGGGCGATCAGGCATTGCGGAACGGTTTAAAAACTGCCGAATTGAAAATTTCAAGGTCGATGAAAGCGTGATTGGAATGGCAAGGGCAAAATCTGCCGCCGCCGACTATGCGGAAAACTTCGATGATGTTTTGCAGACCGGGCGGAACATGATTTTTTCAGGCAAGCGTGGCACTGGGAAAAATCATTTGGCCTGTGGCATTGCTCACAAGGTTATCGAATCGGGTCGCAGTGCAGTTGTGATTACTGTCGGCGATATGTTGCAGACCGTAAAAGACAGTTTCAACGGCGGAAGCGAGAAAGAGGCTGTTGGGACTTTTGTAAAACCTGAATTGCTGGTGCTTGATGAATTTGGCGCGGGGAACCTGTCAGAAACGGATGGTCGGATTTTGTTTTCAGTCATTAATGGCCGATACGAGCGGCTTATGCCAACGTTGGTGTTAACTAACTTATCGGCTAAAGATTTCCGCGAAAACGTTGATGCCCGAATCAGAGACCGATTGAGAGACGGTGGCGGCAAGTTGATACCGTTTGATTGGGATAGTTACCGTGCGTGAGACCTGCTTTTACTGCAAACACGCAAACTTCCAATCAGAGGCCAATACGCCAATGAGAGGGTTTGCAAGGTGCGAGAAATCGCAAACGCCTGAGCAACGGGCGAGCTTCTATCACGGAGGCTATCAGTGCGACAAGGGCGATTTGAGAGGTGGGAAAGGTTTTCAGTCTGCCGATGAAATCGTGATTCAAAAACGGCGCGAGAAATTTGAAGAATGGCGCAACAAAAGGAAATGAAATGAGAATTTTAGCTTTATTTGACGATGGAAATGGCAGTGTAAAAAAAGCACTACCTGAGCATGAGGTCGTATCGGTAGGGATTGGTAACGCCGACATTGTTATGGATTTGTCGGATATGAAGAACATTAAAAAACTTGTCGAGATGCACAAAAAAGAGCCTTTCGACCTACTGATGGCAAGCCCGCCGTGTGAATCTTGGAGCTTCGCAACCGCAGGCAATAACGGAAACGCCTACCGATGCAAAGAGACGTTGAGACTTAGGACGTTTGATGACTGGAAGCGGCACCCATACACGTCAATCAAGAGACTTGTCGACAGAAACGCGCCGGAAATTCCTGAAATCTATTCAAGGTATTTAAAAGGCGGCGTAAACGGGGATTTGACAGCATTGTTTGTTTGCGAGCTTGTAAAGGCTTTAGAAATTCCGTTTGTTATCGAGAATCCGCAGTCGTCAATGCTATTTGAAAAGCTGAAGCGCGAGGGGCTGGATTTTGTAAAGAACACTGCTTGTTACGCGGCATACAGTGAAGAGTTTCCGCTCAAGCGAACCGGCTTTGCTTCCAACGTTGGAATGAACCTGAAGAAAACAAACAAGGCGAAGTTTGCGTTTAAAGACTGGAAAGGGAATAGGGGAATAGTCAGGTCGTCTATTCCATCAGATTTGATTAAAGATATTGTCAGTTATTTTTAAAAAGGGGAACGAAAATGAAAAACTGGTTAATTGAGAAATTGGGCGGCGTGAGTAAGGAAGACTACGAAGGAATTATTCAGGCCACCTATTCAACATTGAAAGGAGTTACCGATGATTACGATCAGAGGATTTCAGACACCCTGAGAGAAAACGCCGAAATGGAAGAAGCCGGTAAAGAAATGAGTGAGCGCATTTCAGAGCTTATCGACAAGCTGAACGAAGAGCGCAAAGTTTCAAACGGCTTGATGGCAAAAGGCACGGCATTGGGCATTAAGGTTTCAGAGCTTCAAGACGAATTGGAGCGTAAAGACAAAGAACTGGTCGATACGAAAGTTAAATTACTGGACGTTTTGCGAAACAAACCTACTGACCCCGCGCTACGAAGCGAGATTGCACGGCTGAAAGGGGAATTGGAATTACTGAAACGCAATAAATTCAAGCGAGGCCGAAAATGATGACGATGTTTCTTATTGGGCTTGGTGCAATAGCGGCACTTATCGGAATCACTCTTTGGGTAGATATGCCGCCGATTGATGAGTTTGGTTGTAGGCTGAAAGATGAAGAGCGAGATGGGAACTAAGAAATGCAAGCCAGTGTACGTTGAGCCTAAGTCTAGAGTTTGCAAATGCTGTAAACAAGAGAAACCGATTAGCAGCTTTTATCAGAAATATCCAAACCGTGACGGTAATTGGGTTTGTTACTGGCAGTGCAAGGAGTGCAAAAGAGCGGCATACATGGCGAAACACGGCGTGAAGCCAGTTCCTACGCCTCCAAAGCCAAGCGTGTGGGATTTGACGTGTATGCCTAAAGGCTTGAGCGTTGAAGATACCGTCAATCTTTCAAACGAAGCATTCCCGATTTTGAGTAACCAGTATTGGAAAGCAGGCGAGGCGCAGAAGATTTACAAACAATTCGGCATGGAATGGAGCTATTTATGAAACTTGCGGTATTTGTGATTTGTGTAGCGGTTGTAGTGTTGGCGATCGGATTTGTCGAATGGGTCGCCAAGAAAGTACGCAACCAAGACGATGATTGGGGTGGGCATTGGCCGTATTGAAATCTGTATTGCTTCCATACCCTAACAGCCTCTTAAATCCAAATAGGAAAGCTAATAGGCACGTTAAAGCGAAGATTTTTAAAAAGACCAAAAGCGAGGCATACGAGATAGCCATGCAGTCAGGATTGCAGGGGATTCAGCAAAGGAAAATCCGATTGCTGTTTTCCCCGCCTGACAAAAGACGGCGCGATATAGACAACATGCTGGCAAGCATGAAAGCCTCTTTGGACGGTATCGCCTTAGCGATAGGGTGTGATGATGTTGAGTTTTGTCCTGTAATTTTAGACCGTGCGCCGCCGGTAAAAGGCGGTTCGGTATTAGTGGAGTTTTACGAATGAGCAAAACAAAAGAGGAAAAGAAGCACCTTGAGCGTGTGGCCTCTATCGGTTGTATCGTCTGCCGTAATGAGGGGCGATTCAACATACCGGCAGAGGTACACCATATCCGAAACGGTGCAGGAATGGGCAGGCGCAATAGCCATTTTGAGACGATACCGCTATGCCCTGCACATCATCGGACTGGTGGAGTAGGGATAGCCTTTCACGCCGCGCCGCGAACGTTTGAGAGCTTATACGGCACGGAAAGGGAATTGTTGAAACAGGTTGAGGAGATTTTAAGTTGGCAGTAAATCAGCAAGGAAGAGCCATTAAATGCAAAGCGTAGCGTACAAGCTGACGAAAGACAACAAGCGGCCTTTGATGACGACCATCTACAACAATCTAGGGGCGTGGTTAGAGGCAAACGCAGAGCTTGAGGTATGTATTAGGCCGTATAAATCTAAGAGGAGCATAGAGCAGAATAGGCGGTTATGGAGTATCTACGGCAAATTGGCAGATGAGGCGTGGGTAAACGGCAGGCGATACAGCGCGGAAACGTGGCACGAGTATTGCAAAGGCTACTTTCTGGGCTTTGAGTTAAAAGCCATGCCAGACGGTAGCGAGCTTAAAACGCCAATCAGCACGACAACGCTAAACACGGCAGAGATGACAGACTATCAGAACCGCTTGCAGGCGTGGGCGGCGGGTAACTTTGGGTTAATTTGGGAATTTTAAGGGCGGGAAATGTATCACACGGTAGAGCAGGTTTTAGCGGACGTATATAAAATTCGAGGCGTGAGAATGGAGCCGATGAACAACACGGCTTCAGTTTGCGCTTGGTGCGAGAGTAAAGGCGTTACCGGCGGCGGTGGCGATTTGACACAGGCCGAAACACACGCAAACGCCGCGATGATTATCAGCCGTATTGAGCGCGTATTGAATCGGCACGAGCTTGCGGTAGTGGAGTGTAAATACAGCGAGGATTTGAGCGGAATCGTGGATATTACCGCCTATATCGAAAAACAAAACGATGGCGTGAACTTGCTGATATGTGATGCGCTGGTAAGCCATGTTTTAAGAGAGATACCTAAACGACTTGAGATTATGGATAAATACGATATTTCTAACGGGTATTTTTACAAACAACTAAAAAAAGTGAAATCGATTATTGCCGCGTTGGAAAATACGACAGAGGTAAAGCTGTATGATGAATTTAAATCCTGTGGCATAATTCGTCCACTAACTCACTATTAAACACAAAGGATTAAAAATGAAGAAATTATTAATTGCCGCTATAGTTTCCGCTGCTGTCTTGGCTGGCTGCACTGACGTGAAAGATGTGGTTATCAGTAAAAAGGAAGATATTGAAACACATTCAAGCGATTTGAAGAAATTACCTGATGAAGATAAAAAATTGGTTATTGGGTACTTTCTGCGCGCAGAGGGAAACGGCCTGTTTGGCGAAAAGGCGGAATATGGTGTAACGGTCGGCGAAGCAATCAAACGGCAAAAAGAATTTATTGCCGCTCAAGAGGCTGAGGAAGCGGCGAAGAAAGAGGCTGTTGAAAAAGTGCAAAAAACCTATACGGTAAGTTATTCATGATTTGAAAACACAGAGATTCCCGGCATTGGAGACGGGCTTAACCTGAAATTGTCATTTACCAATAACAGCAATAAAGGCATTACCGCCATTAGTAGTGCGATCAGGTTGGTTGTTGAGGGTGTGGAAGGCTCAGTTACCCTGAATATGGGCGATGAGGTTTTCAAGAAGACACTAAACTCGGGCGATACGGCGGAAATGGTGTTCACGGCAGCGGCTAATGATTTAAGAATGGCGAAAATCAAGCAGGGTAATGCTAAGGTCAATGTGTCATTTGAGAAGTTGGAAGTTTTGTATTCAGACGGGGAAGACGAGAAAATTTTAGAATAACTATTGATGACCGTGGAATGTTTTGATACAATTATGCTATAGTTTGGAAATAGCTATATAAACCGCCTTTATAGGGCGGTTTTTGCGTTTTCAGATGGCCTGAATTTGAGCTTCTATCTGTATGGAAAGCGGCGTTTGAATTTTCAGGGTTTCTAGCCATGCCATAACTGGCAATAGGCAAAAGGGGCGGCGTAGCCGCTGAGGAAGATGCCGCGGACGCTTCCAAATAAACAGGGGTCGCGCCCAATGACGTTGAGTGGAACGTAAAAAACGCGGTGCGAGTGAAACGCGTTTGCCCGGCCTAGATGGTCGCCTGCCATGACAGGCTATAAAGCGGTTCTCGCACTTCGCCCTATTCCTTGCTGGTATAGGGCGTTCCTTTTTCCAATGTGTCGAGTGTGTTTTAGCCGTCTAATTCTGAGAGGGGTCGGAGTTAGACGGTTTCTTTTTTGAGGAGGTGCTATGAGCGACACGAAACGCAAATTAGGCCGTCCGACAGATTACACGAAAGACATGGCCGACGAGATATGCGAAAAAATCTCAGGCGGATTGAGTTTGAGAGCTATTTGCGCTGAGGCTGGAATGCCAGCGCGTGGCACTGTTTATCGCTGGTTGATTGAAAACGCTGATTTTCAAGACCAATACGCGCGCGCGAGAGAGAAACAGGCGGATTATTTCGCAGAAGAAATTATCGAGATTGCCGACAGCGCAGAAGCAGAGAGCGCGGCAGTTTCAAAGGCAAAATTGCAGATAGATGCCCGAAAGTGGGCGGCTTCCAAGATTGCACCAAAGAGATACGGCGACAAGCAAGAGCTTGACGTTAAATCTAGCGATGGCAGTATGACGCCGTCTGTACGGCTTAATGCTGAAGAGTTTCGCAAGATAGCCGAAGATGTTTTGAACAAGGTTTAGCATAAAATGCTAATTCTATGGGAGGCTGTATTGCCATTTTTATGCAATTTTCCAAAGGAATTTAGAATAAAATGGCACTAGAGCAATTCAATGAGAAGCAAATATCTGTTATCCGGGATTTAAGCTCAATCAATCTGTACATGTTCACGCGGTGGATGTTCCGCGAACGGAGAGGCTATCAGTGGACGCAAGCACGTCATCACGCCTTAATCTGTAATGCACTTGAGCGTGTTTTCAATGGCGAAACGAAACGCCTGATTATCAATATTCCGCCGCGCTACTCGAAAACAGAGATTGCGGTTGTGAACTTCATTGCGTGGGCGATGGGTCGCGTGCCTGATAGTGAGTTTATCCATGCGAGCTATTCGGCGACATTGGCCGTCAACAACTCAGTGCAAATCCGAAACTTGTTACAGCATGAAGAATACCGGGCGATATTCCCCGGCGTGGAGCTTGCAAGCGAGAGCAGCCATCACTGGAAAACAACGGCTGGTGGCGTGATGTACGCAACAGGTACAGGCGGTACGATTACAGGTTTTGGCGCTGGTAAGCACCGTGAGGGCTTTGGAGGGGCGCTAATTTTAGACGATCTCCATAAGGCTGATGAAGCCCGAAGCGAGGTAAGGCGGAAAAACGTTATTGACTGGTTTCAAAATACGCTTGAATCTCGCAAAAACAGCATTGATACGCCTATTGTCGTGATTATGCAGAGGTTGCATGAGAAAGACATTGCAGGCTGGTTGCTTGATGGTGGTAATGGCGAAGAGTGGGAACACCTTTGCCTGCCTGCTATCCAAGACGACGGCACGGCATTGTGGCCTGAAAAGCACGATATTGAAACATTGCGCCGAATGGAACAAGCCGCGCCGTATGTGTTTGCCGGGCAGTATTTACAGAAACCCGCGCCGCCTGATGGTGGTACGTTTAAGCCTGACAATCTGCAATTTGTGAAAGCCCTGCCTGCCGGTAATATTCGATGGGTTCGCGGATGGGACTTAGCCTCAACCGCAAACGACGGCGACTACACAGCAGGCGGTAGGCTTGGTGTAACAGAAGATGGGCGGTACATCATCGCCAACATTGTGCGCGGTCAGTATGGCGCAGACGAGCGTGATAGGATTTTGAAAAACACGGCGCAAAAAGACGGCGTGAAAACAAAAATATCTATCCCGCAAGACCCTGGGCAGGCCGGTAAGTCGCAAACCCTATATTTAACCCGTCAATTGGCGGGTTTTTCTGTATCTGCCAGTCCCGAATCGGGCGACAAGGTAACACGAGCCGAGCCGTTCGCCGCTCAAGTCAACATTGGTAATGTGATGGTGTTAGATGACGGCACATGGGACACAGACGCGCTGATTGCCGAAATGCGGATGTTCCCCAATGGCCAGCACGACGACCAAATCGACTGCTTAAGCCGTGCCTTTGGCGAGCTACTAGACACCCGAACGGGCATGATTGATTACCTGCGCTTGCAGGTTGAGGCAAATAAATGAGTAAAAAGACACCATTATCACAAGGCTTTATTGCCCGCGTGGCCGCTGGTGTCCGTTACGCCTTTACCGGCAACGCGGACGGGTGGTTTGATGCGGGCGAGCCTTTAGCCCCTGTCGCACAGCAGGCAGAGGGTCGGCGGTTCGACTATGAGCCGTTCTATAACGTCGGGCATTCTAAGCCGCGTGAACGGGAAGCAATAGGTTTTGCGCAATTACGCGCGCTTGCTGATAACTACGATGTGTTGCGCTTGGTTATCGAGAAGCGAAAAGACCAAATGGAATGCCTGAAATGGACAATCCAAAAGCGCGATGTTGAGTCAACAGCAAACAACGAATCGCAGCGTAAAGACCGAAAGGTCGATGAAGCCATCGCGTTTTTCCAAATGCCTGACAAAGAGCATACATGGTCGGACTGGTTGCGTATCTTACTGGAAGACCTGTTTGTCATTGATGCGCCTTGTATCTATCCGCGCAAAACACTGGGCGGCGACTTGTACGCCCTTGAAGTGATAGACGGGGCGACGATTAAGCGCGTGTTGGATAATACAGGCCGTCTGCCAGCACCGCCTGATACGGCTTATCAGCAAATCTTGCACGGCATGGCGGCGGTTGACTACACGGCTGAAGAATTGATTTACCGCTCACGCAACAACCGAAGCTACAAGGTTTACGGTTATTCGCCTGTTGAGCAAATCATCATGACCGTGAATATTGCCCTGAAACGGCAGCTTCATGCGCTGGAATACTACACGGCTGGTAGTGTGCCTGATGCTTTGGTCGGCGTGCCTGAAACTTGGTCGGCTGACGATATTAAGCGATTCCAAGAGTATTGGGATTTACTGTTATCGGGCGAGACGGCGGAACGGCGCAAAATGCGTTTCGTGCCGGGCGAACTATCCCGAAACTTTAAAGAAACGAAGCAGCCGCCGTTGAAAGACGTTTACGATGAATGGTTGGCGCGTGTCGTCTGCTTTGCGTTTAGTGTCGAGCCTACGCCGTTTGTGGCACAGGTAAACCGAAGCGTAGCAGAGACGAGCCGTGAACAGTCGTTATCCGACGGCATGAGTAGCCTGAAAAACTGGGTTAAAGCCCTGATTGATGACGTGCTTGCCCGATACATGGATATGGCGGCGTATGAGTTTGTTTGGAAAGAGGAAGAATCTCTCAACCCGAAAGAACAGGCTGAAATCTACGCTATATACAAAAACGCTGGCATCTTGACCGCTGATGAAATCCGCGCTGATTTGGGCAAAGAACCGTTACCGGAGCAACCTGAACCGAATCAGCAAGACGATAAACAACCCAAAGAACAGCCGAATCAAGAGGCTGAAAAACTGGGAAAGTCGGAAAGCCCGATGAGCGAAGACGAAGCCGCCGCGCTTATTGAGGCTTATTTGCTGACGCGTGCTGACGGCTTGGCTGAACAAATAACCGCGCTGATTGGGGGGGCGGCTGTTGACTGGCAGGCTGATGACCTCGCCACCGAACTGAACCGAGTGGCGGAAATCATTACCAACGGTTTGGATTTTGGCGAATGGTCGGGTTTGTCTGATGTGGTCGAGCCGATAATCAGACGAGCGGCGGAAGACGGGGCGGTTGCTGCTTTGTTGCATGTCATGCCTGACCCTGCTGTCGGTATGGTTACGAATATTCGCAGCCGTGCCGTCAAATGGGCGCATGACCGAGCCGCCGAAATGGTCGGCATGAAGTGGGTAGGCGGCGAGCTTATCCAAAATCCTGCCGCCGAGTGGCAAATCACAGAGGGGACGCGCGAAATGATACGCGGCCAAGTGGTCGAAGCCATGCGAAACGGCGACAGTGTGCAGGAATTGGCAGGCCGTCTGAAAGAATCTCACGCTTTCAGTAATGCCCGCGCCCGAACCATTGCCCGAACTGAGACGGCGATGGCGGACGGCATGGGCAATCTGATAGGCTGGGAAGAGACCGGGCTTGTTTCCGGTAAGCAGTGGCTGACCGCTGAAGACGATAAAGTGTCAGAGATTTGCAATACCAATGGGGATATGGGCGTTATTGGACTGCATGAGCATTTTGCGCATGGTTCGCTGACGATTCCCGGCCATCCGAATTGCAGATGTACGGTTATCCCTGTTTTGGCAGAGAATATGCCTAAATCTTGATTCTTTTGGGTAAAGTGAGTGTGTTTGCCGCCTCTTTGTGGGGCGGCTTTTTTTTGGAGCAACGAATGGCGAAGTTATACGCAGAAATTGCCAAGATGGAGGCGCAGGACGACGGCACTGTCAAAGTTTGGGGGTATGCCTCAAGTGAAGCGGTCGATTCGGACGGCGAAATCATCGCGGCAGAAGCAATGAAAGCGGCTATTCCCGACTATATGAAGTTTGGTGCAGTGCGTGAGATGCACGGCTCAAACGCGGCGGGAACGGCTATCGAAATCAACGTAGGAGACGATGGGCGCACATTCTTTGGGGCGCATATTGTTGACCCTGTTGCGGTTACGAAAGTCAAAACAGGCGTTTACAAAGGCTTTTCAATCGGTGGCAGCGTTACCGCCCGCGATGAGTTGAACAAGTCGCAAATCACGGGCTTGAAGCTGACAGAAATCAGCCTTGTTGACCGCCCTGCAAATCCTGATGCGGTGTTTACCTGCTACAAAGCGGATAAGCCCAAAGACGAGGAAGAGGCGGATAAGGGCGAAGACGACAAGCCGTCTGACAAATCAGCCGAAGAGGAAGGCGAGAAGCCTAAAGACGGCGATAAAGAGCCTGAAGCCGAAGATAAAGACGACAAAGACGACAAAGGCGATAAGAAAGACGACAAAGAAGACGAGGCCGAGAAATCGGAAAGCGTGAATTTGTCTGAATCTGAAATCGTCTTGTTAAAAACAATCTTGGCACGTCTTGAGAAGTCATCTGTGCCGGCCGACCTTGCCAAAGCCGAATCGGTGGACGAATTGGCGAAAGCGCAAGATGCGCTGAAGAAATCAAATGACGCCCTTGCCAAAGCACAGGCGGAAATCGAAAGCCTGAAGAAACAGGCGGCGCCGCCGAAAGGTAGCACTAAAGCTATCAGCAAGGCAGAAGACAACGGCGAAGACCCATTAAAAGGTTTTGAGCCGATTGTAAAGAATGACGGTTCGCTTGATGACGTGGCGACACTCATCAAAGCAAAACAAACAGGCCGTCTGTAACACCGCTTACAGGCGGTTTTTTATTATCAGGAGCGATAAATGAACGTGAACCAACTCACACAAGAAACAATTGAGCTGATGAAGTCAGCACAAGCAAACGGCGAGCCGTTGAATAAAGGTTTTACACAGCCGACCAGCTTTACCACTGGCCTGCAAACCTATGACCTTTCCGCGCCGTCTCAAAAACTCTATCCGGTATTGACACCGTTGCGTAACCGCATCCCACGCGTTGGCGGTGGTCGCACCATTGGTTCAAACTGGAAAGCCATCACAAATATCAACGTAGGTAATCAACGCGCCGGCATTAGCGAAGGTAAACGCGGCGGCGTTATCAATCACGAAATGGTTGAACGTAACGCCCAATTCCGCGCTATCGGCTTGGAAAACCAAGTTTCCTTTGAAGCTGACTATGCCGCGCGTGGTTTCGAGGACGTGAAAGCGTTGGCGGTCGCTCAAACCTTGCAAGCAACTATGATTGCCGAAGAAATGATTTTACTGGGTGGTAACACCAGCCTGAAATCAGGTGTTACACCTACTCCGACCGCTGCCGTTTCTACTGACGCGATGGGTAAAATCAGCGGTGGCACCTTGTCTGTAATCTGTGTGGCTTTGGGCTTGCAGGCTTATTGGGACGTGGCAGGCGCAAACAACGGCGCAATCGGCCAAAGCCTGAACATCAAGACCGCTCAAGTGCCGACCAAAATCACACGCCAAAACGCAGACGGCACGACCGACACATTCGGCGGCGGTTCTGCTCAAAAATCTGCTGCCGCTTCTGTTTCCGGTATTGCGACAGGCAAGAAAGTAACTGCCATGGTTCCCGCCGTTCGCGGCGCAGTTGCCTATGCTTGGTTCTGGGGTGCTGCCGGTTCTGAAAAACTGGGCGCGGTCACTACTTCTGCGAAAGTGGATATTTTGGCCGACGCTGAAGGTACTCAAACAGCCGCTTCTTTGCCGTCTGAAGACAATTCCACTTCCATCTTGGAATTTGACGGCCTGTTGACCCAAATTGCACTGCCTGATTCCGGCGCATATTGGGCGGATAACAAAGGCAGCGGCCTGACCTCAGACGGTGCTGGCGGCGTGTATGAGTTTGAAGAAGCGTTTGCTAACTTCTACTCTAAATATCGCCTGTCCCCTGACACAATCTACGTCAACGCACGCGATTTGGCCTCTTTGACTAAGCTGATTATCGGCAATGGCGGCGCACCGCTGATTAAGCTGAATGTGGATGTAAACAACACCGCAAACATTAAAGCTGGTGTGGTTGTCGGCTCGTACCTGAATAAAATCACAGGCGACGAATTGAACATCGTGGTACACCCGAACCTGCCTGCCGGTACTTACCTGTTCTACTCAAGCCGTCTGCCTGCTTACGTTCAAGGTGTAGGTAACTTGTTGCAAGTACGTACGCGCCAAGAGTATTACCAAATCGAATGGCCGCTGCGTACCCGTATGTATGAGTACGGTGTCTATGCAGACGAAGTGTTGCAAGGTATGTTCATGCCTGCCTTTGGTATGATTACCAACGTGGGTTAAGCCTAATCAGGCCGTCTGAATTTCGGACGGCCTTTTTCTTTTGGAGATTTTGAAATGACTGAATTGGTTAAATTACAAGCCCCTGAAGGCTTCACCGATGTTTCATTTGGTAGCCAAAGCTACGAAGTGGGCGAAAACGGCGTTGTTGAAGTGCCTACCGAGGCGGCGCAATTCTTGTATCAGTTCGGTTTTGGCAACGTTGCTGAAGAGCCTGCCGAAGCTGAAGAGCCTGAAAAAGGTAAGCGCGGCCGTAAGAAAGCTGACGTTGAACAGGAAGAACAGACCCCTGACCCTGAAAAGACTGAATAACGATGACCGACCTTTTCCTACTTGATTCGCTCAAGCAACGGTTGGGCGTTACCCATGACAAGCAGGACTCATATTTTCAGACCCTGCTTGATGGCGTATCGGCGGCGGTTGAGGCTTTTATCGGGCGCAAGCTTGAGGCGGCGGATTATGTCGAGCGATACAACGGCAACGGTAAGAATCGCCTTGTCCTGAATCAATGGCCTGTCATTTCCGTGTCGTCCGTAAAAATCAACGGACGCGCGGTAGATGACTGGGACTTTGATAACTGGCTGTTGATTCGCCATGCCTGTTTTGCACAGGGAATCCGTAACGTTGAGGTTTCGTACCGTGCTGGCTATGAAACCATGCCTGTCGATATTCAGGAGGCTGTTTTGATTATCGCAGCGCAACGCTTGAATGAAATCGAGAACAAGGGCGTGCAGAGTAAAAGCCTTGCAGGGGAGACTATATCCTTTTCAAGCTTTAGCCAGTCGGGCGGCATCCCTCCGTCTGCGTATGCTATCTTGATGGAATACAAGCGAAAGGCCGTCTGAAATGCTGAATGTTGAGTTTATTGGCGGCGATGCGATAGCGGCTGTCTTGAAAGCTTATTCTGACGGCGTGCAGTCGGCGGTTGAAAAGTCAATCGGTCGGTCAGTTTTGAAGTTGCAGCGCGAGGTTATGCAAAACCGCCTGTCTGGGCAGGTGTTGAATGTACGGACTGGCAATCTTCGCCGCTCAATACATCAGCAAGTAACCAGTTCGGGGGGTTTGGTGGTTGGCGAGGTCAACACGAATGTCCGTTACGGCGTGGCGCATGAATATGGCTTTGCCAGAACAGTCAACGTTAAAGCCTCAATGAGGCAAATACGTCAGGCTTTCGGCAGGCCGCTGAAATC